AAGCTGTACTCCATGATACATCAGTAAAATCACAACAAGCTGTTGTTGATGATTTAAGAGCTGGGGTGACACTTGTTAAATTTTGTCCTCCAGCAGTGTATGCTGTCCCTGCAGTATTAGTTGTTTCTCCAGTAGCTGTATAAACAGTACTAGAGGCACTAACAGTCGCAGAGTTTGTATATAGAGCAATTTTAAACTGATCTCCAGTCGTGGCAGTAAAATTATGTTCCCCTACAAGAACTTCTTGCATGAAACTATAACAAACTGCGGATGTTCCTATTGCCATTTTATCGTCCTCCTTGAATTGGTGTTTTAATTGAACCTAATGTAGGCTCAAATGATGGACGAGGAACGCGAATAACACCTGACATGTATTCATCACGTCTTCCTCTACCTTGTTGTTGCGCAGCAACCTCCTGTAAGGCGGTTTCATACGATTGAGTATATAATTGCAGCATTTCTGCTGGGCCCTTTAAGTATTTAAAGGCTTCAACAAGGCAACCATACAAAAGTAATGCAGGTGCGTTATTGCTAACCCAAGTGCTAGTATTAGAAGAGGATAGACGAGTTGGTAATTTAGTCAATCCTACTTCACAATAGTAAGCCACATCGGGTGTTGGGACTACGTTTATAGTATTTTCGTCCCATTGTGAATAATATCTTGGTGTACCTTCGGTGGCTCTATTAGGCCAGTATTCATTCATGAAGGTCACGTCTCTCTGTTCTAGATATGTTCTAGCTCCACTGCCGGCAGCTGGATAAATCATTACACTGCGAATTATTGAAAACTCTGTTGGTGTAATATTAGTTCCGCCAGGCAATGTCAAAAATCCATTGCTTGCTGTAAAATTAGCATATTGGTAAGATCTAAAAACTGGAAGATCCAAATCTCTTAAAAGTTTATTTTCAGTATGTTCAATAAAATCATCTGTAATAGTGGATGTAAAAACATCAGTGCTGACTTCTGTATAGTCTAAAATTTGTTGTGTTAATTCTGCGTAGGTTGTCATGCGCTTAATGTTACAGGTCCTGCTGAAACAGGATATCCCCCTCCTTTAATTCCACCAGTAGTAGCTGTGGAAGATCCAGTTGAAAAATAATACCAGTCATCAGAGTCATCACTGGACCCGGATACATATTTTCCTTTTGTAATTGTATAGCCACCATCAGCACAAAGAACTGCTCCTGTAATACCATCTACAGTTCGGCAATCCCTAAATGTATCTGTTTCAGAAGATACAAAAGGAATTCCTCTAAATCTAACAGTGTCCCCTGTTGATCTTCCATGATCTGGAGAATGAACATTCACTACTTGTGACGCCGAAGCGTATGTTTCAAAAGGATTTAATGGCAATGAAATAAGTCCTGCCGGTGCAATTCGTGCGGGCCTAGGGTGTTCCAAAGCCTGTGGGTCAGGTATATGTTCATGCGGCATCAATTGAGGAGCCTTCGGCTCATACTCACTTGTATGCACCCATGCGCCTGTCCATTCCTTTACCATTTCATTGTAAGGGAACTGTAAGCCACTGCGATCAGAAATCGATATTGCGTATTTTCCTTTGGCGTAAGCCATATATTAAATCCAGGTATAAGTTTGTTTTCTAGCAGCTCCAACACCTTTTGTAGTTCCAGTAACTTTTCCTTTGGAAATTTTAAAAGATTCACCGCCGGACTGTTTTCCTGCACTATTTGGTGCATTTCCCTTAGTAGTAACAGCACCTGCTGCGACAGCTTTGGGAGCATCTGCGTGACCTCTTCCGTAATGTCCTATCTTTTTTCCAGAAGTTTCACGGCTATTGGCTGTTTTTTTATTCCATAATGGATTGCTCATTTTTCCTCCTTTTTACAATTGCAGTCTTTGCATTCACATTGTCCGCCACAGCAAGAACCGCCGTCGCTACAATGACACTCATGACCACATTTTTCACAAATTGCCATATATCCCCCTATGGTATATACGCTTGCGCTGGCTTAACTCTGAACGATACCCGTTCACGGTTAGCATCAGCTGTTCTCTCAAATTCTTCATCATAAACCGATTTTAAATTAGCAGCCATCATAGGTGCTCTTTTAACAGAGATATAATACGCTAATCCCGATATTAAACAAGGAAGAAAATAGTACGGAACATCCGCATAATTATTATAATCCCCTGCATCTTCAATTCTATTTATATAAAAATATTTAAGGATATAGGCTTTATCCGGACTAGGATATAAAAATAAAGTCATATCATTTTCCGGTCGTCCATAAGAGCTTCCATCAGCGGTTGTAACCTGCCCATTAATCAAGCAGAATTGAGTAGGCCTAGCGTCTCCTCCAGTGGAACTTTGTTCCTTTCTACTTAAATTAAGATATTCTGTTCTAGAAATTTTAGTAATAGTTACATCAGTAGTATCACTATTTCCTTCCAGATTGGCAGTTGCATCAGTTGTTGTAGTAATAACTGCATCAATGATATCAAATACCTTTTGATCAATCGTATAAAAATTTTTAGCTTGAGTTAAGGTTTGCGTGGCATAATCAATGGTCCATAAGTTAAGACCACGGTTAGCCCATTCCGAAAACATAAGATTTAAAGAACGTCTTGCTGTTTTTAAATCATAGCCCATGCGAACTTGAAGTCCACATCGCTCGTATGCTTCCTCGATGATTTCCTCTATCGTTAGATTGAAGGTTCTAGTGCCTGAATAAGCCATTTAACCCTCCTAATTATAATACTTAAGCCATTCAGTAACAATACTATATGTATCACCTGCCGTATGAGCTGGTATTACTATTTTCACATCTCCAGTATAGCCACTAGCCTGTGTGTTCTGTAAACCACCTAAAGAACTGAAATCATAATTATCATATCCATTTAAAGACAAGAATGTCACATCTGCAGTCGCATCCCATGTGAGTCTAGCTGCATCAGCCACTGCGCTTGGATTAATGTTAAACCAAACTTTATTTAATGCTATGAGCTTGCACGCCGTTCCTGTAGTTCCTCCTCCAGAATAACCAAGAGCAGAAACGTCAATTGTTGTCGTGCCAGTGCTTCCGTCTCCGGACGCGTCTATGTTAAAGATATAAATTAATTTTCTAGTTCCATCGAACTGTGTCGTAATCGTCGGATCATATGCCATTTTAATTCCCCTTGTAAAAGAGTGGGGTCATTACACCCCACTCACGGTTATATTATTTTACCAAGTATCTCCTGAAGCAAGGTTCTTGCCTTGCATAAAGTCAATCTTGATCCATGCTTGCCCAGTTGTAGACAATGCTCCAGTTGGAGTATAAGTCAATACTACTTGTACATCTGAGTCATAAGCAACGCTGTCTGAACCAGTATCCTCTTGAGATACACTTTTCCAAACTGCATTTTGAGTAGCGTCCACGGTTACAGCTCCACCAGTATTACCAGTAGTTGTAACTGCACGCGTAATTGCAGTTGCAATATCAGCTAAATAATCCGGATCATCGGATTTTCCAATTTCCATTGGATCCGCTGTTCCAGCATTAAACACTTCTCCTACCCATACCTTAATACCAGTAATGGTAGATTGGTAAGGAACAACACCTAACGCTCTGCAATAAACATCCGCTGCCACAGCCGCTGTTCCAATAGTAATATTACCAGTGGTAGCCGCACTTGTAGCGATTTTAGTTACAGTCTTAAAATTAGCGGCTGTGCTATTAGTAGAATATACAGTTGTGCTATTTGGTCCTGTGACCGTTTCGCTTAAAGCTTTGCCATCAACATCTGTTCCTGTGATGGTAAATGTGATTCCAGAATCATTGCCATCACTTGTAATGCCAATTTTTCTTGCCCACGCTCCGTCAGCAGTTGCTGCGGTTCCAGAAACTGAAGGTGCATAAACTGAATTACCATTAATGGTAGCAGTTAAAGCGCCATTCAAAGTCATATTAGCTGCTGCTGAAGTTGTTTGAGAAGCGCAAATACCGTCTGTATCTGCCGCTGTTGGTTCTTGAAAATAACGAACTAATGAGTTTGATACCCAGTTAGTGTCTGCTAAGTCTTTACCGCGATAGCCACCTGACGTGGCTCCGCTAATTACTGGACCCGTTTTTACCGGACCCTGAAAAGTCGTGTTACCCATGTTTTCTCCTTGGTTGTATAGACCTTTTGTTATGCCGTCTCTATACCGTCTGCCTAGCCAGTCTGCATAACTATTTTACTAGGATTGGAAGGGCGAACTTACTTCGCCCT